GTGATGCAAATTGTTCATAATTTGTTAACATATCGCGTGCGTAAGTGTGGTAACAGAAAAGGGCTTCCCTTGCGGGAAGCCCTTTCTTTGTGTTAGGTGTCGTCGCCGGGAAGCGAGTGCAGGGCAAATTTGATATTGTTTTTATCCCAATGGTAGGAAATAAAATTTCTATCAGGATTCAGTTTGAAATAATAAATTCCTGCGGCAGAGATATCAAACGGATTTGCGAGAGTAACGAAAAGTACAGATTCGTTGCCTGTTGTGTTGATTTCGTACTTTGTGACGTTTTTTGTTTGTGCAACACCGGCAGCGTTATACATGGTAACAGAGGTGGGGGCGTTAAACGTCAAAGTCCAAAGCTCAGGAAACGCGGTTACAATATAAGGGGCAAGAATAGGAATCTGGATGACGTTTTCAACTGTTTCGCTCTGATAATGCTGGGTGTAAAGGCCAACAAGCCTTGTGCCCTTAATGACAGAGTTTTCGGGATAAAGTTCGTCCAAATATGTCCGAACGTCAATTTGCGCAATGGTCTGGCCCGGGTGTTCGGTTTCCCAGTCGCCAATATTGGTATTTGCCTTATCGGCAGCAGTCTGTGCGGCGGCAATTTTAGCATCCTGCGCGGTCTGTTCTTCCGTGTAAGTGGACTTAGTAACGTATCCGCTCAGGTCTGGCCCGGGTGCTCCCTCAAGGGCCGCGATTCGTGCGTTCTGGCTTGTGGCGTTCTGGCTGATAGTCTGGCCCGGGTGTTCGGTTTCCCAGTCGCCAATATTGGTATTTGCCTTATCGGCAGCAGTCTGTGCGGCGGCAATTTTAGCATCCTGCGCGGTCTGTTCTTCCGTGTAAGTGGACTTAGTAACGTATCCGCTCAGGTCTGGCCCGGGTGCTCCCTCAAGGGCCGCGATTCGTGCGTTCTGGCTTGTGGCGTTCTGGCTGATAGTCTGGCCCGGGTGTTCGGTTTCCCAGTCGCCAATATTGGTATTTGCCTTATCGGCAGCAGTCTGTGCGGCAGTGATTTTAGAATCCTGTGCTGCCTGTCCCTGATTGTAGGTCGTTTCAGTAACGAACCCGCTTACGTCAGGGATAGCGCTGCTTACATCCGTCACCGCCTGCGAAATGGTCTTGCCGGGATGCTCCGCATTCCAGTTACCGATATTCGCGGCGTTCGCGTCTGCTTTGGCGTCAACCGCCGCAATCTCGTTTTCGACGCTGGTAGCGCACTGGCTGATAGTCTGGCCGGGGTGGTCGGTCTCCCAGTCGCCGATACTGGTATTTGCTTTATCGGCTGCGGCCTGTGCAGTGTCAACCTCAGATTTAAGAGCAATTTCTTGTGCGGTTATAAACCCCCATGAAAAGGGGTCACGATTGTTGGCGAGAAGATATGAGTTGTGGGAGAAAGTACCGCCTGTAGCCGCCAACTTCTGGGTATTGATATACTTTTTGTCGGGGGAAATATACTTCACATTCAAGTTATCCGCTGTTTGGAAAACAGTCTGGTCAACTTTGTGGTTCGCGATATCCCGCACCTCTTCGACGTCTGCAGCGATAGTATCGCAACGCCCGTTCAGAGCCGTGTCAGCATTAGCGCGTGCCGCTTCTTCCTTCTGCACTTCCTGCGCAATGGTCGTATCCGGAAAAGCATCATCCCAGTCCGACGCATTGCTTTCAAGGCTGGTCAGGCGTGTCGCGTGCTTTGCGATTTCTGCAGAGTTGTCAGCAATGTTTTTTGCATTGTTGCTGATATTGGTGTTCTGGATGACCTGTTCTGCCTTGATAGCGTCGATATCGGTCTTGTTGGTGGTGATGCGGTTACTCAGCGCGGTATCCGCTTCGGCGCGTGCCGCTTCTTCCTTCTGCACTTCCTGCGCAATGGTCGTATCCGGAAAAGCATCATCCCAGTCCGACGCATTGCTTTCAAGGCTGGTCAGGCGTGTCGCGTGCTTTGCGATTTCTGCAGAGTTGTCAGCAATGTTTTTTGCATTGTTGCTGATATTGGTGTTCTGGATGACCTGTTCTGCCTTGATAGCGTCGATATCGGTCTTGTTGGTGGTGATGCGGTTACTCAGCGCGGTATCCGCTTCGGCGCGTGCCTGCGCTTCGGCGGCGTCAGCCGCTTTATATGCAGTGTCAAGGTCAGAAATAGCCTGCTTGCGGTCGGCGGTCTCCTGCGCAATAGCAGCGGCGTTTGCCTGCTCTGCGGCCTTTGCGCGGTCGATTTCAGCGTTCAGGCGGGCGGTCAGGTCAGCAACGTTGGATTCAACAGTATCCAGACGCTCGCCCCATGCCGTCATGTCCTTTTCCCACTGAATAACCTTTTCGTTCCAGCCGTTAATTAGTTCAGTGAAACGCTCGTTGTCCTTTTGGAACTGCTCAACCAGCCGGGACAGGTCGGTGACGGTCTTTTTCAGGTCTGCGAACTGATAGTTATAGTCGGAAGTCTTGACCCAATACTTCGTCTGTCCTTCCGGGTACGGGGGCAGCTGTGCGCCCTTCGGAACATAGCACTTAGAGGTGTAACAGCTGCCGTCATGGATGACAATTGTCAACGGCTCGTATTCCCGTTCGTCGTCCCACTCCACGGGGTCGGCAAAAATCGGGACATACCGCGCACCGATGTACATGCTCGTGCCGCCCTTGAACGGGGGCGGGGGACATGGGTGCGGATGCGGGGGGCATCCGTGCGGGTGGCAGCAGTCACCGCCCGGCGCGTGGGGGGCGCAAGAAATGGGGAAATCATTGCAATTACAGTTTGCCATAATGAAAATGCTCCTTTCTTAGTAGTAAATGACCAGATGCCCAAACCCGGGTTTATCGGGGTCAAGCAGCGTATCAAAGTGCAGGAACGCCCAGCTTGCGGGGATATAGGCGACAAAATGCCCGTCATCGTCAAGGCCAAAGAACACGAACCGAACCATTTGATAGATAATGTCGGTCATGTTGGTATTGACCCATTCAATGAACGTATCCTTTGTAAAGTCGCCCGCTTTCAGCTTTGCGAACAGCTGGCAGGTCGCTTCTTTCAGCTGCGCGGTCAGGGCATCCAGACCGTCAAGGCGGGTATCCTGCCCGATATCGTGCAGCCGCAAGGTTTCCGTGTTGGTCAGGGCCTGTTTGAGCTGGTTCACCAGCCAATACAAGTCATACTGGTAATGGTCGCCGGGTGCAGCATACGGGGGCGACGTCTGAAAGATGAACGGGGTGCTGATATCGGTGTTCTTCGTTTCGTCAGCCATAAGTCTACTCCTTTCATAAAATCCCCCGCTTGCGCGGGGGTCCGTCAGTTAGTGATTGCCGTTCAGCTGCGCAAGCAGCGCGTCAGCCTTGAGCGCATTGGTGGTGAAACTGTTGTTCTTCCACCATGCAATCAGGGCGGCGACGGTGGTAAAACCAGCCGTTACCAGCTGTTCCAGAGTCTCCGACTCGATGGGCAGGGGACTCTTGCCGCATGCGCTCAGAATCTGGTTGACGATAGCCAGAATAAGCACAAGGGTGCGTGCAATGGTTCCTGCAGAAATGCGAAGGTCATTCATAATTATTCTCCTTTCAAATGTGTATGCTCTAAATCATCAATCCGATAATTTGCGACTTTGATTTGTTCCTCAATGACGGGGATTTTTTCAGCAAAGGAATTGTGTTTGCGAACTTCCCGCGTCAGCTCTTCAATCTTCACGTCTGTGACGGCCTGCGATTTGCTGTTAGCAATCAGGACGCCCGCGAGGGTGACGATACCTGTAATAATGGCGGCTACAATCGTTTCCACAGTATCACCGCCTTAATACACGTCTAAACAGAATTTTGCATGGTAATCATCAGCGATTTTCATATACACGTCAAACAGCACCGTTTCGCGTTCGGCGTCAATCATCTGTTGGGTGGTGGTGACGCCGATATTGCCCTGTTTTATCCAGCCATGGCTATACATGTCTGTTACCTTCTCTTTGCCCACCTCTTTCGCATCTTCGTGCCGGATATCGTGAGCCTTTGTTTTCGTGTCGGTCGTGCCTTTGGTCGTGCCGTCCGTCTGGCTCCCGGTGGTCTGGTCTTCGTGCCCGTGGGTCTCCGTGTCCGATGTGCCGGTGGTGACGGTGGTCGAATTGGCTACGGTGGTGGAGTTTCCGGTGGAGTCGGTGGTCTCTTTGTGTTCGCCGTTTTCGGTGCTCTTAAAGGTTTCCTCTGCCACGGTGTGTGTTTGGTCGTCGGGCTGGTAGTCCGGGGCATTTTCAGGGGAAATATCGCGGGTCACAGTCTGGTCAAGGTTCTTTGTGCTTTCCGTGGTCTTTTTGTCCGTGCCCGCAACGTCTGTTTTGTTGACGGTCGTTGTGGTGCTGGTATCATCAGTCACAGACTTTCCTTCGGTCGCCGTATGCCCTGTACCGGCTGTTTCGTCGTGCAGTTCGGTGCTTCCGGTTTCGTGATAGTCCCCGGTCGTCACCTGTCCCACGGTCTGCCCGCTCTTGCCGCGATTGACTGCGGTTCTGTCCTGCGTGGTATCGCGGTCAGTGGTACGAATATCGGTCGTTCTTTCCTGTACGTCCGTGTTCCAGATGGGATTGTATTTCAGCTGTGTAGTGCTATAGAGTTTTTCCCAGATGGGCATGCTCTCCTGCACCCAATACTTGATTGCATCCACCATCCAGTACGGGTCGGGCCGGTACAGAGGTGCAAGCCCATGCTCCCGCATGATGATGTGGATAGCTAAGTCTCTGTCCATGCCAACGGGTACTTTGAAATCACGGAAGAGACCTTCCGGAATATTGCAAAGGAGACGGCACGCGCGGTCGATGGCATCACTGTTTTGGTTCGTGCTGTTCTGGTTCGTCATGCTCCCCCAGTACATTGGCATCTTCTGCACCCCCTTCTCTCAGCTCTGGTGGTTCGTTGATTTCGATGCTAATATCGGTTCCATACATATCATTGCACACTTTCACCGATTCGTCAAGAGAAATTTTCCAGACTTCCCGCCGATTGTACGTCTCAGCGTCTGCGCTCGCGCTTTCGTTCGTCACAAGCCGCTCCTTTTTATCAGGCTGCACCCGGATACCCAGCTCCCGATAAAAGTCCTGCAGCGTCTTGCGTCTCAGGTCGTACAGGTCAGGCAGGATAAAGTTTTTCGACAAATCGCGGTCGAACTGCATAATTGGCAACTGATATTGCGTGTCTGTCTTGCTCATAGCAGGCTTTTGCAGCTGCCCATTGACCACGATAGCCGGTTTACCATTCTCCAGCTGCTCGAAAATGGTTTCGAGTGTGCGGCGGTCTTTGTCGTCTTTGGCAATGGCAGCATAGGCGAAACGGCTGTTTACAACCGCCTGCCGAATTGACACTTCCAGCTGCTGCATTTCAACGGCGTATTTTTCGATGATATCCCAGACCCCGCGATAGTCGGGGGTCAGCTTGATAACAGCGCACTCTGTGCCGATTTCAAGCGGCCTGTCAAACTGGAAAAAGGGGGTTTGCACCATCATGCCGCGCGGCTGGAACTGCAGCCCAAAGCCAGTAGGAGCGCCCGGCTGCACCACAAGACCGTATGTTTTGGAATTGAAAACAACGGCGTATCCCATCCGCAACAGCTGGTAAAGAAAGGCATCATAGTCCCAGCCGATTTGCCCCGGGCCTGCCTCGGGCAGCCCGTGGATTTTATAAAGCGCACGCATGCGCTGGAAAAACGACCTTTCCCAGTAGTTGAGCACGTCGGTGCTCAAAGACGGGGGACGAAACCCACCGCACGCCTGCATGTCGTAACTTCCATTGTAACACTGATACATGATATCACCTTTCTTTCCTTATTCGATAAACACACCGCCGTCCATGGCGGCATTGATGTATGCGGTTTCTGCACTGGTTGCCATAGGTGCAGCGACGGAAAAACCGCGCGTCTGGCAGTATCCTGCGGCGGGGGTGTCGATTTTCATAACGGGGTGTCCGTACATGCTTTGAAAATTCGTGTCGTCCGTGGGCGGGTAATAAAGCAGGGTCAAACACGCTTCCATGGACTGCAAAGCAGTTGCGTTTCCGGTCATGCTGCCCGCACACTGTGCGATAGGTGGAATCATCTGCATCACAGCGCCACCCAGTGACTGCATTGCAGCACCCATGTTTCGGCTGGTCGCAGACGGGCTTTTTATCAGTTCCCCGTGAATGGGGCCGATATCAATAGGAAAGCTTGCGGCGCTGCTCAGTGCACCACCACCGACCTGTAAGCCAATGCCGATTGCGCCAATGGTCGCTGCAGCCTGATTTCCGGTCAGACTGATATTACTTGCACCAATGGCGTACTGCGACGCGATATTAGCGCTGCCCACGTATACCGTGTACGTGCCTGCATCGACCTTGACAGAAATATTGCCGTCAAGGAAAGAACAGCACCATGTGACGGTCAGGGCGGCAACGTTGTTCACCTTATCAACAGGGATGGAAACTGTGCCGATGAACGGCACATACAGCAGCATTTGGCAGTTTAACCGTTTCCAGTCAGAAACAGGCCATGGAATCGGAATGGCGGTTTCGCGCTTGATTTGGGAATGCCCCATGACGCCGCCCGAAACCCCCGTATCAAAGTCACCCAGAAAGACGTTTTGCGCGCTCTGCGGGATAACGCTTGCTTTAATAGGAATCCAGATGCAGGAGCGGATACAGTCAACCGCTGCACCGCCATACACGAAATTTTTTGCAAGATACTTGATAGCTTTGTCTGTGGCGGTGTCCGCGCCGCTGTATGTCTCTGTTGTGCTGCCGACACGGGAAACGACACCGCCTTTCTCCATCACTGCCGGGGGGTAGGTATCCACGGTGTTTACCTGTGTCGTTTTGGTCTGAACATCAGAAATCATTTTCCCAAAGTCTGCGGTGATATCCTGCTGAATGCTATCAATCAGACGTGAAAGGGCCGTTTTGTTCATGACATAGGTGGTAACACCGGAACTCTTGCCAACTGCGGACAGGATGAAAGCACCCTGCGTACTATCAATACAGTCGTCCGTCACATCAAGCGCCACGCTTGCAACCTGTGGACGCTGTGCCACGTTCTGACGGCTGTCCTGCACGCGGTAGCCGTCGCCGGATGCGTCAAAATTGTTGTGTCCGTATACGATGTACGCTTTTGTTTTCTTGATATCGTCCGCAAAGGTCGCCAATGCGTCGATAGTGCAAGAGAATTGCCAGTTATTGGCATTCAATGCGGTAATATCTTCAATCCAATAATAGGCATGTGTTTCTTCAATGTAACAATAGTTGTACTGCGGGGAAATGTTCAGGCTGTTCAGCCGCACGTAAAACACAGGTGCTTCCATGCTGCAAGCCCGCTTCATGTAAAACGGGAACTCGTCCGGCAGCGCGGTCAGCTCGATGCGTTTTGTGCTGTTGAGCCGTTTCGACACTTTGCCCAGATGCGCATGATATCCGTGTTCAATACCTTCATTATGGTCTGCCATGTAATAACCTCTCTTTCCTTTAAAATAAAACAGGGGCGGCGGTATGCCGCCCCTGTACATTCAGTTTGTCGGGGGTTATAATAGAACCTTTTACGGTTCATCGGACATAAACATCAAGATGGCGTTCTGCGTCGGGTTCTGCGTGTAGTTCATCTTCCAGTGGTGCTCAGTGTTGTAATACTCACCGGAAATGTTGAAAGGCGTGGTGTACACGCTATCCTGATAGTAGGTGGTCGCCATAGCCTTGCGGTCATACAGCAGGCCCACGACATAGGACAGGGCGACCGCGCCGCCCGTCACCTGTTTGCCGGTGTTCACGTCGAACTGCGACGGGATGCAGGAGATAGCGGGTTTATCGTTGATGTTCTGCCAGAAATCGACACCTTCGTAGTTGCCGAAACTCAGATAACCGGGGCCAAAGATGGCAGGATAGACCCAGCTGCGGGCATCGTTGATAAGGGGCTGATACAGCAGAAGTTTCTGTTCACTCTTCGGGGTGTGACGCAACAGGTGCAGCGTGTTGCCGCCGTCGTCGGTACATACGGGGGTCTGGTGGTACAGCGTGCTGCTGTTCTCCATCAGGCTGCTGGTGGTTTCCAGCCACGACACGAAAAAGGAAAGAAATTCCTGCAGATGGGCGGTCAGCAGGTCATGCGTGGTGTAGGTCGTACCACGGGCCGCGTTGAATGCTTTGGTCAGATTCACGCGGCATTCGTCGTGGTCAGAGTTCTTCAACGCGCCCATAAAGTTGATGACCTGTGCGCGGTTCTCTGCGGTTTTCCACCGTGCAATGTCGTTTGCGATTTCGGTAGTCATGGCGGCAAGGAACGCGCTGAACTCGCTTTCATTGGTGAATGCGGTCTTGAGCTGGTTCCGGAACGTAGTGTAGCGCTGATTCAGCACCTTCTGCCCGCCGTAGAACATTTCGAGCGGATAGCGCTTCTTGATTTTGTACATGTCCACGCTGTTGCCGTCCACCAGAATGTCGTTATTTTGCGCGGTGTTGATGAATTTGGATTCATCAAAATCACCAGAGAAAAAAGCGATTTCACGGACGAACAGGCCCCACTCCTGCCGGTCGGTCTCGATGCTGGTAAACCGGCCTGCATAGGAGCGGCTTGAAATGACCGTACGCGCAATCATGTTAGAAAGCGCCTGCAGGGTTCCTTCCATGCTCTGGTCAAGACACATCTGGCCGACCTGAATGAAACTTGCAGTGTTGATGGCCTGAATGGTGGCGGTCTGTCCGGTAACTTCCTTTACCAGTGCATTGGCAATGGTGTAAATGTCGGTCGGACGAAACACACTCATGTTTTTAAGTTCAGGCATGTTAGTGCGGGATTTTGCCATTGTTGCTCCTTTCTGCCGTTACTTTACGGCGCTAAAATCGGGGCTTGCAGGCGCTTCGGCAGGCTGCACCAGCCCCAGAATGATATCTTCCACACTGGTAACAGGAGCAGGATTGCCCACCGTGCCAGCGGTCGGAACGCTTTTAGCGTTGATAGCGGCGGTCAGGTCTGCAAGCTGCTGTGCCATTGCCGCCATAGGGTCAGGGGTAACAGGCTGCTGTGCTGCAGGAGCAGGGGCAGCAGGGGCCGCGCTCTGTGCAGGGGTCGTGATGGGCTGGCCCTGCTGTGCGCGTTCAAGAGAAAGCATCTGCTGCACCTGCTGTGCCGTGAATCCCATCTTCCCCAGTGCCAAAATATCGTTGATAGTCATATGATTCATCCTTTCCACCGGCTCGAGCCGGTTCTTACATCGACGTGTGTAAAAGTCTTATAAATGCCAACGCCGCCGCTGTTCCCTAAAAATATCTCAGCGACTGCGGCGACTTCGGCGGGGGTCTTTGTGCGGATAGGCTGGTGGTTTTTGTCGTAGTGTCCCACCCAGATATCAGCAGCCAGCCCATAAAGATGCTTGCTACGGGGTGCGCTGCCTTTCTGCTGCCGGTTCCAACTTGCGGTGCGGAATCCGCTGTTGATGTGCACAGCGTCGCCGCACACTTTACGGATGTTTTCCAGCAGCTCCACAAGACGGGAATCGACGACACAGAAATCTTGTCCGTCCTTGCACTGAAACTCCGAAAGCCTGAAATGCTCAGACAGGCGAACATTGCCGTCAACGCTCATGTAGTATACCTTTACCATGTATTCACCCCCTTTCTTGCTTCTGAAAGCAGAACCGGGGCATGGAGGAACCCCTTCCCCGCGTCGGCTCGCGGTGTTCTGCTCTCAGAAGCGCGGGGGCATGGAAAAGGAAAAGCCAGCCGCGCACCCTTCCGAGGTGTTCCTTTTGTGCGGCTCCCCCGCTCCTTAATCATACACCCGTTAGTCCTTAATGTCAAGATACGTCCGGGTTTTGAGCAGAGCGGGGACAGACGAAAAGTCAACTTGCCCTAAGCAAATCATAGGACGCAATTCCGGATGTACGGCCTGCAGCTGTGTTGCAGCCTGCGGGCTGCTTCCATAGTGCTCCCTGCCGCTGTGCGGGCTTTCACAAATGTAATAGTGTAGTTCGTCCATCTGGTATGCGTACAATCCGGCAAACGCAAAAAGCGGCGTCATGCCTTTCAGGCTACGGGGGCGCACGTTTTCAAGATTATTATACACGAATTGATTTTCCATTGCCATTTTGTAAAAGTCGCCTTTCCCCGCAAGATGTTTCATTAAGGCTGTTTGCTTGCGTCGGTCGCTGATACGGTCACTGTGCGGCATGGCAATAAACACGCCTGTGTCAGTCTTGCACCATTCACGCCCGCTCCTTGACATTTTCGCCACAAGGTCGGTACATCCCAGCTGTTCGAGAATCGGACTGGAAATGTCAAAGGCGTTTGCAAGCAGCCACATGCGCAGGGGCGGCTTTCCTTCCAGCTCTCTGTTTCCGCACACAGTTACGTATGCATTCAAAAGTGCTTCCCCCTCAGCCTTGCGTTTTGCAATTATCCGCTCAGGGATAAATTCATCAAAAACAAGGTCTGAAAACACATTGCCGTTAAAGCCGCGAATGCCTGCAATTGACGGCAGAGCCATACCAACTGCACGTTTGTTGCCGATGTGCCATTTCTTGCGCCCGTCTTTGTCCTCTTCATCCGTGTATTCGATATCACCGATTGAATAGGAGATTTTGCCCGCTTTCAGAATGCCGATATCATAACCCACGGACTGCAGAGCGTTAAACGGGTTTAAATCCGGGTCAGCGGCGACGGCCTGCAATTCGTTCACGGTACGGCGCATGTACAGAAAATACTTGTTTTCGTCAAGCATATACTTTAGTGTTCCGAACGTCTTACCAACTTGACGTTTGCCTATGATGATATTGCACCAGCAACCTAAAGCGGCGACAGCCGGGATATTAACCCAGCCGTCGCCGGTATACAGGTCAAGCGCAATATCTTTGTTGCGCTTGCTCATAATTTACACCTCAACTTCAGCGGTGTTTTCGTCATACGCTTTACGCACGGCCTCTTCCACAGCCTTTGCGGCATCTTCGGCAAAGTACACACGGAAATTGTCGTAATACTTGCCGTCTTTGCCTTTCTGTGCGCTGGCACTGATGAAAGCGCCTTTCTGCCCGTCAACCAGCCGCATGCTATAAAGGTCGATACCGTACAGCCGCAGAGTGAACGTCAAACAGTTGTCTGCGACCTGCCGCACGTTGCGCACGACCGCCTGCAGGCTGTGCAGCGTTGCCAGAGTGACGCGGGGGCTGTCTGCGGATCTCTTCTGATGGAATACATTATTGCTCTTTGCGAATGCCATAGTATTTACTCCTTTTCTGTCTGTCAGTGATGTTCCATGTGAAACAAATTACTTTGCGGTGTTGGCGGCGATAGTCCGCAACAGGTCAATAATGGTATCCTGCTTCTTCCCGATGGTCTGCAGATGGGAAATTGCGGTGGTCTCGTTCGTCTTGACCTCTGCCAGTTCGTCCACAAAGTTCTCGAAAAAGTCGGTCAGCTTTTCAAGAATTTCTTTCAGCTTGTTGTTGATATCCTGCATAAATTCACCCCCTTTCAGAACATCCAGCGAATAAGGAACTGCAGCCCTGCAGGGGTTGCGCGTTCCGGATAAAGCGCGGTCGGTGTTTCCGGGAAGATATCCGCGATGTGGTGATTGTATGCCTGTAAGTAAACATACAGGTCAGCAAGAGACCTTTCACCGAATGCATGCGGGTCATACGTGGGGGCGAACGGGAAAGCCTGCCGCGCTGCTTCCACCAGCGCGGGACGGGGCAGCGGCTGCTGTGCGCCCAGATTCTGCACCGCGTTCGTCAACTGCCCCGCAGGGTCGAACACAAGCCCGATGACGTTCCCCGCGATATCTTCCCAGATTTCAATTTTCGTGATACTTGCCATGTTATTTTTCCTTTCTGTCTGTTGGTTTCTGATTATATTGTACCACATCAGTAACGCCGATGTATTAACAAACTGTGAACAATTTGTGAAATCGTCAAACTGTTATCTCGCATTCCATTAGCAAACTGCGTTCATCTGATACCCGATATTCGCGGTCGGTCATAACGACCCACGACGCGGAAACGGTAGACTTTGCAAAATCGGTTCTTTGTCGTATGGGTTCATCATGGTATGCCAGACACTGACCGCCTGCGGGTGAAATCAACAATCCATCGCGCAAGTTGTCAATGCTTCCATCAAGAGCTTTGACACCGGCTTTCTTGTTTACTCCTGCGATGGTGCTTTCTATTGTGCCGTCGGCATCGACACAAGCATAGCATTTTGCATGCAAAAATCTGAATGCCTGCATGCCGTACCGGTCTTGCGGGTGTTCGTCCTCTGCAACACCAATATAGACTTTGCTGCCGTCTTTCTTTTCTACCACGCAATCACGCCGCACGCATTGCGCACGAATGACGGCGTTGTAGTCGTCAATGGCGGGCTGTTTCTCTCCCTGATACTTGCAAGAGTCGGTATCCCAGTAAATAACCCGCTCCCAACCAACGCGTTTCAGCATATCCCACAGCTTGAGACGGGACATTGATGCAGTCCACAGACCCCACAAGAAAGGAAATTTCTTTTCTTGTGATTTCTGGATTTCGGCATCGTCTTTGCTCTGTAAATTCATAATCCAGCTCTTGTGTGTGCATTCCAGCGTGTCAGGGTCACAGCCGTATTCATCACGCACCGTTTTTTGCGCACATGCGCCGAAAATGGTATTAACACAGATTTTTGCAAAAGCATAGTCCGGACTGCCTTTTTCCGATTCTTTTACACGAAACTTTTCATAAATCGTTTTACGGAAAGAACCCGGCAAATAATCCAGACGAAACGCCACACTTTCAACTGCAACAATTTTGTCATAGATGTACCCATCAACAAACCGTTGATAGTCGTTGGAATCGGCATACCAGAACAAGGCATCAGCCCCCAGCACACGACCATTGTCGAGTTCATCAAGGCCCGACACGTCAGGGCACTTACTGAAAGATATACAGGGGTCAGGGCATTCAGGCTTGCACCGGGGGTTTATAATGCAGAGTTTCGCTATCCAGCCATACCCGGCCTTGATAAATTTCTGCAAATCCTCTTCCAGCAAGTCGGCGGGCAGTGTTACAGGCGCACCAGATGGAAATCTCCAAAGCAGCTGCTGCGACGGGTGCGCACTCTTAAAGTCATAGGAGTTACAATTGGTGTACGTACGACCGGCACGCCAACGCGTGCCGTGGGTGTCACCGCCCGCCATACAGTGATATGCAAGCGCCATCTGTTCGCGGTCAAGCTGCAGCGCTTTGATAGCTGCCATGCAACGTCGGTCTGGCATGATTTCCTTGCGCACTGCTTCAATGACCATACCAGTATTAGTGTATGGAATTGTCGCTTGATTATATCCGTGTTCGGATTTCAAGCGCTCAATAGCTTCATACAGGCCCAACACGTCGTTAACGCAGTATGCAAATTCGGTATCCGTTAACGGCGTATCGGGAGTCCGATACACCGTATAATCCAAATCGCCCGCAAGCTTTGCATGCTTGCACCCTTCTGTTGCTCTGGCTAGGGATTTCTGGAAAAGCTTGAAACTGTCCCTAAACTCTATGCCGTTATCGAAACGCAGATACAAGGGTTTGCGACTTTTCGTGTACAAACTATCAGCCAGCCCCCAGCGGGCCGTTAACAGCTGCATAATATATTGATGCTCATAGCCCAGATTGTGCACGTACAACACAAGCCGGTTCCGCTCGCTAACTCCCCATTTATCCACCAGAGTTTCAAGCATTTCCGCCCAGTCCTCAAAGTAACGGGTAACTATAACCTCACCGCCAATACAGGTTTGCCAGCTGTATACAAAACCGTCGGTGTCTGTGTTCGTGGTCTCAATATCAAACGCCGCTGTAACGTCCAGATAACTTGACATATATTTCCGGCCTTTGGTGCGCTTGACTTTTCGCGGACACACAAGGCGCGGCAGATATTCAGCTAAACACTCGCTAACAAGCACGCCTTGCGATTCTCTCATTTATGTGATTCTCCTTATATAGTCTAGCAGCGCTTGACCTTTTGTCGTTTGGTCGTCCCTGTCTACTGTTATGATATCTTCCAACACATCCGACTTGTTTCCGGTGATAGCATCATAAATTTTATCACTATCAAAAAGTTTTTCGGCGGCTTTGGTGAAAAACTTCTGCACCGCCATGTCCCATTGCTCTTGTGTGCCCTTGAAACCCCGCTGCACTGCGGTCTGATACCGTGCGTCTTTGATTGCTCTCACACCTGTGACGGTACTGCTTTTCATTGTCATAAATTCACGTAGCTGCAGATATTGATGTTTAAGCGCCGTCCGGTCGGCACTCTCTTTGGGCCGCTCATTGAAACGCGGCTTGATTTTTCCCGGCATCTGGCTTTCTGCGTACTTGTACGCGCCTGTTTTCGCCGTGTTAATAACGTCGCTTTTTTCAAGGGCACGCAACCGCTGATTTGCGGCCTTTGCTGCCTTGCGAATGACCTTTACAAGCTCCGCCTTTGTAAGTTGGTTCGGGTCGGTCGCATCGGGGCTGTAATAACTCCACGATTGGGGCGCGTATTTTGGTAAATGTTTAATGCTTCGTGCCATCGAAAAACCTTCTTTCTAAAATTTTAATCGTCTCAAACCCCAATACCCAGATAACAAAAAGTGCAATCAACACCGCGAAACCCAAACATACAGCCGGAAAAATACCGAATATATACAATATATCCAACAGCATTACTGAAACACCTCTATTCTAAAGCCGTCCATGGTTTCCGTCAACACACAATCTGCAGCCCCCGCAAGGCATGTGCGGATACAATCATAGAACTTGCGGATTTCACGGGGGTCTACATACAAACAGCTCGATGCACACCACACATCTTTATTGCTCCGGTACACGTAAATATGGCATACTTTAAATGCCGCCTTGTTTCTTGTGGTCATATTTGTTATATCTCCCTTCTCGATGCTGCAAATGCCGCAAAGAATTGCGGTATTCTACAAAACCTTTGTCCGACGCATACGCGGTCAAAATATCGTGCTTTTCATCGTATCGGGCCGAACGGATTTTAATATTCTGCCCGATATCGCCCAAACGACTAAAATAGTCGTTCATGATTTCCGAACCACCCCACAGCACGCGGCAGCGGGTCAGGTGGTCGCACGTGCCTAAAGTGAATTTGTGATAGTCTTTCAATGTCATACGATTTTCACCTCTTCTGTGTCACCGGTTTTGATATTGCGGCGCATGTACCCCACACACCAGCCGTACCCGTTATGCGATTTCAGAAACATCCAATATTCATAGCGTCCATATACTACATGGTTTGTTTCGTTCAAGAATCGAATGTACTCAACTGGCAGTTTAACTATTTTCATCTTGTACACACTCCTTTCTACTGATATTATACCACACTTACGCACGCGATATGTTAACAAATTATGAACAATTTGCATCACTACTTTACTGCAATGAATCACCGGGGCCGATTTGGCACGTTCGGCATTGTGCACAAAAATCACCGTGATTTTGGGGGAAATTTCGGCGCGCTTTAGCACTTTAAAGCAGTAAAGATTTTAA